GTCGTCCTTGGAATTATACTCATCACGAGATTTGGCTAGTTACTGTGCCAGCTCACACATGCACTTTAAAGTCGTGCAAGACTATACGGGTGGGATCAGTTCCAAGTACACTAGAGGTGCACCCACGAACATTCCCAGAGTGAAATCTTCACCAGCAGCCACCGAAGTAGCAAGGTAGACAACACCCGTTGTTCCAATGGAATTTTCAAATCCAAGGTTCCAAGTTGGTTGATGCATTGATTCCGCATCTTCAGTAAAACTTGTCAGTGATCGAGCAGGCAAAAACCTACGAGAAGAATAGAAAGGTACCTCAATGGAAGTTATGGGTTCAACATGTGGAGCAATCCACTGACCTCCTTCAGCAAAGGATGCTGTCTGTCCCAAATTTACCAGAAAGTCTTGTTTTCCTTGGTTTGTAAGCTTATCTTCTAATACAGTGACATTGTTTTTCAAATCACATGCAGTGCATCTACCGACATACAAAGGACCTCTTATTTCATTACAGCAGACACCGTTTGGCATGATTTTCCATCGTATGGAACCACGCCATCCCACAAATCCAGAAGCAATAAATCGCAAAGGAGATAAAACTCCATATGCATATTCTTTGCCCTGAACAGTGGAAGTGACTTTTGTAGGAGATGAAGAATTTGACTTCGAAGTGAAACCAGGTTCAATAGGAAAGGCTGGACGCTGAATGACAAACGCATTCCGTTGTGGAGCAATAGCTGTATGCGGTAAAACTATCTGTTCAACAAAAGTGAACCGCTTAAGCAATGCTCGAAATGAACGAACTGTTTCGCCAAAATAGACCATATTTGTCGGTGCTGTCAAAGACCCTAAATCTGCAAAAGTGTCTGCATGCTCTGTTGCTACTGCCGTGTTAGCTTGATTAGAGCCAATAGCTGCAACAGGTGCATCAACTTCACTAGATTGTGGATTAAACAGTGGGTAAGGAGGACAATAGTCATTGGGCGTACCTGCACCTTGTGGATCTCCAATTCCAAATTGAAGAATGTCGGGGTTTACATCAGCATTTGTGCGATATCGCAAACGATTCAAAGGTTTTCCAGTAGGAACAGCTACTTCAAAATCAGGCCCTGCAGCCATAGAAACAACGATGTAGCAATCATCCATAGAAATACTGGGACTGTTGACCTCATTCAAAACATACACAGCAAGAACTCCATTTCCACATTTCAAAGTGGAAGAATTGTAATTCAGAGCCGTTGTGTTATGAACAGGCTTGACTCCATCAAACAAAGCTGTATGCCTGTAAGATGACCCTTGACCCCACCCGACTGTAACCTCAAAATCTTTAGTTTCTGAAATGTCAACCACTGTCTGATACCCTAAATTATATTCAGGAGTTGTGACATTGGGATCGTTGTTGGAAACTTCAATTTCAGGATCATACACCACGCGAATTCGACCTTTGTGCAAAGCACTACAAACAACTTGGAAACGGTACTTGATAGAACCTCTCCAATATTGAAATGGCAATGCAGCAAAACAAGATGCTGTCATGGTGAGTTTTGGTATGTCAGGAGGAGTTGCTGCGAACACGTTGTACATGGAAGGATCCACGATACAATTCCACAGTAAAGAACCTGCGGGGGAAAGTTCAGGAGTCCACACAAACGTAGTCACATAGCTTTCCTTCGAAGCAATATACCCTATATCCATCTCATCCACATTGGAAAGACCAAATGAACGAGGATCGATAGAAAGTTCTTGCTTTGGGTCTAGTGTCAACTTGTGCGAATCATCTTTGCCATTAGTAACAGCCATGTCATTAACCGTCTTTGGAACGATCAAACACCGATCCAACTCAACAGGTTTACTAAAGCCAAAAAGAGCTGCTAATGCAGACATGGCTGAAGCACCTAAAGAAGTTGCTCGGGCATATGGACCTATCACAGGGGCAGAAGACAATTTGTCTAAAGCTGAGGCAATGTTGGAAGCCTTGACTGAGAATACTTTATTAGAGTACTCATCTGATTGAGGCGAAATACCGTCGACATTGGCACATGTAGGACTAGATAGAACGACATCGGTTGCCCACACTAAAACAGTAATAGAAACAGGAGTAGTACCCCCATTCGCATGTTTCAAAGGTGTGCAAGCAACAAGGTCAAGTTCACCCATTTCATCAAATTCGCCAGTTGGTAAATCAAGAGCATTGTTATGCCACAAAAATGGCAACTCCATGTCACCTCCTTGGCTAGTTGTAGGATTCAACCACATGTGCGGTTTTTGGGAATTATTAGGCAAATTCTCCAATGCCTCGAATCCAGATTGACGACCAACATCATCTTGGTTATGCAATGGGGTATAATACATCATTGCCCTACCGTAATGTAATGGTGATCCGTTTATCAAGACTCTGATGTGCAACTTCGCTCTCAACAATTTAAAATTGGAGATTCGATTAGCAACACGCGGATTTCTCCAGAACCATGTCCATGGATTGAATCCAAACAAATAGCCCGGACCAGAACCTACTGTCCACTCAAAACTTCGCCCAAGGATAGGACGTGAGAAAAAATTATTAAGATCCAAATCATTTACGATTGTTTCTCGATGAACTTCATCATATTCTGAGTGCACAGCAACGGTTGTTCCAGGTGAATAGTCATGGAAACTAACATTTTGAGTGCTAGTTCTGTGACTGGTTGTAGATTCACTAGACTGTGGTTTGATTTGAGACTGTTGTCTCGTTTTTTGAGCAGTGGGTACTACTCTTCCAGGACCAAACCATAATTCATGGTGAAGTGGGTAATTTTCCAAAAATTGCCCACAACATTGTTCCTGGGATTGGGGAGCTAACGGGTCCCCAGGAGAAAAGACAATCTCTTCTTCCGGTGGGTGTGACATGCGAGCTCGCAAAGGTGCAAGCATGTCGTAGAGAGCATAGGCTGTGGTAATCATTAATAACAATGACACTCCACTTGCCACGCAATCTATCGCGCCATCCAGCGCTGAAGGACAATTATAGACCTCCTCTTGGTCTTGGGCCCCTTTATGACTTTGCGAAGGGGAAAAACGCCTATGATTTACAGGATTGTTTTTGTACAATTTTTATAGAAATGTGAAACTATATACATGTATCAATGCAGAATACACACATGAAAATAA